CTGCGGTTGTTACAATACCAGAAGTAGCAAAGAAATCATCTACTCTAGCACTTGAAATTCCTGCAGTGGTTACAATACCAGAAGTTACGAAAAGATTATCTATTCTAGCGCTTGTGATTCCTGCAGTTGTGATTTCTGCAGTTGTGATTTCTGCAGTTGTGATTTCTGCAGTGGTTACAATACCAGAAGTTACATATAAGTTATCTATTCTTGCACTAGAAATCCCTGCAGTAGTTACGATACCCGAAGTTGCAAAGAAATTATCGACTCTACCACTAGAAATTCCTGCAGTGGTGATAATTCCAGAGTTAATATTAGCCGTATCAACATACTCCGTAAGAGTAAATAACGTTGTAACGATACCAGTGGTTATGATACCAGAAGCTACGAAAAGATCAGTTACGAATGCACTAGAAATACCTGCAGTGGTGATAATTCCAGAGTTTATGTAACCATTATCAGCTGATAAAGTTGTGGTATAAAGATCAGTTACAATACCTGAAGCTACATAACCATTATTAGCTGATAAAGTTGTGGTATAAAGATTGGTTATGATACCTGAAGCTACATAACCATTATTAGCTGATAAAGTTGTGGTATAAAGATTGGTTATGATACCTGAAGCTACATAACCATCATTAGCTGATAAAGTTGTAGTGTAGAGATTGGTTATGATACCTGAAGCCACATAAGCATTTGTAATGTTAAAACTAGTAACGATACCACCATTAATATTTGCAGTATCAATATACTCTGTAGTTACAAATAAGGTTGTAACAATACCAGAAGTTGCAAAGAAATCATCTACTCTAGCGCTTGTGATTCCAGCTGTGGTTACAATACCAGAAGTAGCAAAGAAATTGTCGATTCTACCACTAGAAATCCCTGCAGTGGTTACAATACCAGAAGTTGCAAAGAAATCATCTACTCTAGCACTTGAAATTCCTGCAGTGGTTACAATACCAGAAGTTACGAAAAGATTATCTATTCTAGCGCTTGTGATTCCAGCTGTGGTTACGATACCAGAAGTAGCAAAGAAATCATCTACTCTAGCACTTGAAATTCCTGCAGTGGTTACAATACCAGAAGTTGCAAAGAAATCATCTACTCTAGCACTTGAAATTCCTGCAGTGGTTACGATACCAGAAGTAGCAAAGAAATCATCTACTCTAGCACTTGAAATTCCTGCAGTGGTTACAATACCAGAAGTTGCAAAGAAGTTGTTTACTCTACCACTAAAGATTCCTACATCGTTTAGAACTGCCGTATTAACAACTGTCAAGTCATATAAATTTGTTTGACCAGCAAGTGGATTAGTAAACTTTATAACATTTGTGCTAGAAGATCCGACTTGAGTATGTGCAGAAGATATGCCAACACTTCCTATTCCAATAGATGTTACTGTTGTCCCCAAAGAAATTTTATTACCGGTCGTATCTTCAACCAGATATCCTACCCTAATATTATTTGTTGTAATACCCGAAATAAAATTTGGATTTACATCATTTAAAGTCGCTGTTCTAGTTACAAATGGATCGTAAAAAACGTTTAGACTTCTTAAAAATAACTCACCCTCAAATACTCCGTCACCGATGCATATAAACTTTAAATCTGGAAGATTAATCGATGATGAAGTAGTTCCAATACCAATAAAGCTTTTATTTACGAGACTTTGGGATACTGTAGCACCAAAACCAGTTCCAACCAAGTAATGGCCGCCGGGGGTCACCCCATCATGCACGACTGCTACATCTACAGTGGTGTCAATTGTTACTTCTCCTAATGCCCCCGTAAATACTGTATGTTCGGCTGATGTTCCTCTTCTAAGCTGTACCTGTTTGGTCATAGTACTATACGACTCAAATTACTATTTCTTCTGATTTATTTATCAGAATTAAATGATGACTGTATAGGTTCTTGGTATTTGATATGGATTATTAATAGATATTGCATCAATAGAAATTGTATACATTGTGCCAATGCCTGTGTAAAGAGAATACGTAAAGGATTGTTTGCCAGAAGATAGTGTAAAGAATGATCCAAATCCAGTTGCAGGTCTAGTAGTATTATTATCAGATGCGCCGACAATATTGAATATACTAAGTCCTTTGATTGCAGGAATAAACTTAATGTTTGGATGAATTAGTTGACCAGAAACATTAATTGCACCAATTCCTGATATAGAATATCCATTAATTTTTCTTGTAGATGCATCACCAAAGGTGTCAAAGAGTCCAATTCCAACTTTTGTATATACCTTTTTGTATTCAACAATTCCATTACCAGAAATTTTATAGAGAACTGTATCACTTGGAATCTTAGCTCCAAATGATTGAGATACACCGTCAATTGTAAATAGGTTACCAAATCCAACGTATACCTTAGTTCTAGAATTAGAAGATTGTCCTGAAAAATCAAATAATGCAGTATTTTCTCCAGCACCAGATATAACTTTAATATTTGCATATCCACCAGAAATAACGTGAGTGCCTATTCCAGTAAATGTATAAGTTGCAATTTCCGAAGTAATTGCATTTCCAGATATTGTAAATAGTTGAGTATTCTCTGGTGGATTTGCAACAAAGCTTACATCTGCAGAATCTTGGTCATCACATGTAACAATGACATTATCACATGTATCATAAGTATGATCAACTGTTCTAGAAATAAATACAATGTTTCCTGATCCAGGATAGTTTGGAACGAAGAACGCAGAACTTTGTCCACTGAATGAAATACTTCCTGCAGATTCATAGGATTTTGTTTTTCTTTCAGAAGTAATTCCTGATGAGAATGTATAAAGAACAAAGTCTTCTGAAATATCTGATGAATAAGATTCTAGAGCAGTTCCGGAGAAGGAATATAATACTGTATTCTCTGGCGTATTTGCTGAATAAACATTTGTAGAGGTTGATTCAACAGAAATTATACCAGAGCCATCGAATGAACGTTTTCTAAGTATTAAAGCATTGCTACCAATACTAATATTACCACTTGTAAAGTAAGAATTAGCTCTTACAATTATTGTCGGTAATACTTGATTGATAAATATGTTACCGGAAGTTCCTGGATTCTTATCGTTACCATAATAACCATATACCTGAATTTCCCTGTCAGAAGAAATACCAGAAATTGTAGTAACGCCAGAAGTAATATATGTTGCTCTAGTGAAACTCCAAGACTTGCCTACACCAGGACCTCCAGGATAAGCTTCCGTGTCTTGCGGACTGAATCCAGAAGCTACTATAAATGGACCTTGACCTTTGTATGGAATAAGTAATTTTGTAATCGCTTGGGATAATATTCGTATCGTTCCTATACCAGAACCCAAATTAAAATCACCAATCTGGAATCCATATCTATTAGAGTATGTTTTAGCATCACGAGGATTACCATCACCATCCGGCGCAGTTCCTACGCCAACACCGAACTTAATACCTGTTGTGCCAATACCAATATTCTTTTCAATACCATAATGTGGAGTGTAATCAATTTTTGGATGTAATAGTTCTCCAGAGAAAACTAGTATCGGAGTATTTTCAGGTGGATTTAAAGTTTTAGATATGTTAGCAATTCCAGAAATACTAAAGAGTTGAGTATCTTCTGGTGTTTGTGCTGAGAAGGATTTTAGAGCAGTTCCAGAGAATGCCGCACTACCTACTCCAACATAAGATTCCGCACTCCTTTCTACAAGTGATCCAGAGATTTGAATTCCTGTAGTTCCAATACCAATATTCTTCTCAATACCATAGTGTGGAGTATAATCTACAAATGGATGTATAATCGAAGTATTAGTAATTACAATATTACCACCACTTTGATCTATTGGCCGTGGATATAGGTGGTCTCCTGGATTTATACCATATACTTGTATCTCTCTTGTTGAAGAGACTCCAGAAATACTAAAGAGTTGAGTATCTTCTGGCGTTTGTGCAGAGAATGCCTCCAGTGCAGTTCCAGAAATACTAAAGAGTTGAGTATCTTCTGGTATCTGTGCAGAGAATGCCTCTAATGCAGTTCCCGAAACAAGTATAGTTTCTATGCCAACATAAGAATCTACATCCTTTTCTATAGCAATTCCAGAAATACTAAAGAGTTGAGTAGATTCATCAGCATCTTTTACGAATCGTTCAACTAGTGTTCCAGAGATTTGAATTCCTGTAGTTCCAATACCAATATTTTTCTCAATACCATAATGTGGTGTATAGTCTATAAATGGATGTAATAGTTCTCCAGAAATACTAAAGAGTTGAGTATTCTCTGGTGGATTTGAAGTTATAGATTCTGTAGAAATTCCAGAAATACTAAAGAGTTGAGTATTCTCTGGAGTCTGAGCTGAATAAGCTTCTAAAGCAATTCCAGAGAATGCCTCACTACCAACTCCAACATAAGATTCTGTGTTCTTCTCTACAAGTGATCCAGAGATTTGAATTCCTGTAGTTCCAATACCAATATTCTTCTCAATACCATAGTGTGGTGTATAGTCTACAAATGGATGTATAATAGAAGTATTGGTGATTGCAAATAATCCGGAAGTAACAATATCTTGATATACAGCTATTTCTCGGCAAGAAGCGATTCCGGATAAAGTATAAATTGGAACGTCACCGGTATATCCAGTAATACTAAAGCTCCAAGACTTACCTACACCGGGACCTCCAGGATAAGCTTCCGTGTCTTGTGGACTGAATCCATTTACAACATTAATAGATCCAAATGGTATGGAAGGCGCTGAGGTTTCTGTTATGGATCCAGCATCATCTACAGATCCAGTATCGTTTTCAGTTATTGAACCATAATCATAAAAATCATTTGTTGGATGCGTTGGTTGTCCACTCAACGGTCCATAATCAGAACTTTGAAGATTATTTAATGAAAGGTAAGCAAAATCAAATACTGAATCTCTATTATATGAATATGATATACTTTCAATTAACGTGCCTATTGAGAATAAAGTTCCAGTTCCAGTTATTACTGGAACATAAACTTGAATATTTTGTGTATTTGTTCCAGAAATTGTAACCAATCCGGAAGTAATAATATCTTGATATACAGCTATTTCTCGGCAAGAAGCGTTTCCGTCAAAATATAAAGAGAGAGTATCTTCTGGCGTTTGTGCTGAATAAGCTTCTAAAGCGGTTCCAGAAATACTGAAGAGTTGAATGTTTTCTGGCGTTTGTGCTGAATAAGCTTCTAAAGCGGTTCCAGAAATACTAAAGAGTTGTGTGTTCTCTGGTGGATTGGTTGTAACCTTCTCAACAGCACCAGATACTGTGAACAGAGTTCCTGATCCAACCCAAGCACCAGTGTATTTGAGATCGTTATATGTTCCAGAAATACTAAAGAGTTGAGTTTCCTCTGGAATTTGTGCGGAGAATATCTCTTCAGCGGATCCGGATAATGTTGAAGATCCAAATGGAATTACAGGATAAGAACTTGGTTGCGGTTGCGATAATATTGATCCAAAGTCATCAAGGAAATTCCCTGGTATATGATTGGAAGTTATTAAGCCATAATCTTCAATAACTTGAATATCATCAAAAAGACTTCCATAATCTAAGATTGGATTATAGATAGAACTTAAATTGTATGATTTTGTGTGTTTTTCCAATGCAGTGGTTGCTGCACTGGAATCGATTCGCAGTGTACCAGAAGAAACATAAGGTCTAACTGTTCTTTCTAATCCACCGCCAATTTCAAATACAGTACCGTTTCCAGCCCAAATTTTAACTGATGGTGAAGTTTGTTTTCCACTTAGAGTGATATCTCCAGAACCCACATACTCTTTAAGAATTGTATTAGAACTACTTTCTTGTTTTAGTATTGATCCAAAAGGAGTAATTGTCGAAGAATTATAAGTCCACCCAAAGTCTTCATAATTTCCATTTATAAAATTATTTGTACTATAATTTGGAACAGGTTGAGCCGGTAAAGAATTTGAGCCAGAATTATAATCGATACTACTATCCACAGAGGATGTAATGCTGCCTGAATCCTCTTGAGAATAAGTATTTACACTGATCGAGTTATATTCATAAATGTTCATTTGGAATTCTTACCAACATCTATAAATCTTAAAAAAGGAGGATCGCTACAAAAAAGCAACCCTCCATTCACAATTAATATTATTAAATTGATTGTTAAATATCAATCAAGAGCAACATTTAATGTAATTTTAATTTGATCACCATTATTTTGAATTGCGTATGGACCATTTGTAAATCTTTCAGCATACATAATAGAACTATAAAGAGTTGCGGTATTCAATCCAACAACCGTATTTAATATTGGATTGATAGAAGGAGTTGTAAAGAACTCATTTGCATTAGGAACTGAGAATACTGTATAAACATTAGAGTCATGTCTTGTGTTTCCTGCTCCTGCAGCAATATAAAGGATATCACCCGCTACAAGTTGGTGACCTGTTGCTTGAATCTTAGCAAAACTAAATGATATTGTAGGACCAGTAGCAACTTGAATATTATCAATTAATGGTTTATCTAGATAAACTACTTTTAATGCCCTATCAAGTCCAATTACTTTTGTGCCAGTTTGAATGCCAGCATTTCCACCAACAGTCATTCCAAGAGTTAAATCGTCAATAGTAATATCTGGATCGATAACAACATAACTATTTCCTACGACACCAATCGTTGGATCACTAGCGCTTCCTTTTGTAATTGTAGTTCCAATACCAACTGACGCATAGTGAACTTTGCCCTGGACGGCGATAGGCATGTTATTTGCACGAGTTACATGGTAACCGTAAACATTGCCAGCATCTCCAGTGAATGTAAAAGTTTGTTCTGGATATGTTGCTGTTGTGCCAGAACCTACTTGATTAATTCTCCAACGTGAACCATTAAGAAGAATACCTGTCTGAGAAGTGTAAGATTGATCTGATCTATTATTGACACAATATGGATAACCCGTATATGGAGCAAATCCATATGAATTTGTGTTTCCAATACCATATGGTTCATAATATTCAGTTGCAGAAGGAACATCCGACTCAGCTGGAGTGGTGTTACTTGTAAAAAGTTTTAAAACTAGGTTTCTGGGAGACTGGTCAGCAAGACTTGCAGTATGGTTGTTGTTTGCAACCAAGTATCTGAGTGACTCAAGTTCTCCAATATTTGGAACTAATAGTGCCATTTAAACAACTCCCCTACAGGTATGATTTTAATAACTATCTTTATTTATAATTTTAATTTTAAAGAAACTAGAAAACGATTTATATTGTTTACCGCAATAACATCAAAACTAAGTATATCACCAGCTACAATAGTTTTATTCCATCCAGTTAATGTGTCATTTCGAACTTTTCTGGAATTTGTCATTTGCGGATAAACACCACCAACTATTGAAGTAAAAGTTGGAAAATCATTGTAGTTAGATTTTTTAATATCTAAAGTTAAATTACCTTGTTGATCAGATAAAATTACAAGAGATTCTATGACCCCACTTACATCTATAGTAAAAGATCCTTTATTTCCAGGAAGCATTGTTATTGATCCGCTATCAATAACATAATTAAGCGTTCGTGTTAGATCTGCGGTTGTTGAAAGAGCTATGATGAAAACATCATCTCCTGAATTTGGAGCAACGGTAAATATAACATTATTTGTCGAAATAACATAATCCTCAAGGGGTTCCATTACAAGATTATTTTTAACTACAATTAGTTGTTGAGGATTAGTAGGCACATATGCAGTCCCGCTTGCATTTAATGTAAAGGTTTTTGCAATTCCAGTAAATTGAGAATTTATATTGTCAAGAATTATATTTCCATATTGAATAGATTTTGTTGGAATTTCATAATCAACTCCAATTCTAAATGGACCGGGTTCATTTAAAGTTACTATGTAATCTGTCATTATGATACCCCCGGTGTTACCAGAACATTTCCTTGCACTGCCCTAGTTCTGTAAGCATTAGGTGAAATAAGAATTACATCATAAACATAACGACCACCTTCAATCGCATCAGTTGCAGTGTGTCCCATGGAAACTGCAATTTTTCCATTTAATAAATCTACAAATGTAAGAGTTAAGGGATAAGCAGTAGAGGATGTTGGATGTTTTCTAATTGAAGAAATACCCGTATATCCAGTCAAATTTAATGGTGCATTATTAGTATTCCTAATTGTAAAGGTAGCCTGAAAGTCAACCCCTTGTTCAAGAACTAAGTTTACATTCCTTGCCGCCATTATAGTAGTCCGTTTTTAACTATTTATGATCAGGGGTCTAATTTAGATAAAATTAATTTCATCATATCTTTAATTTCATCTACATCAGACTTTAATTTTTGAATTTCATTTTGGTCTTGAATAACTAAATTTTTATGATGCATATAATTATCGTAGTCCGATGAAGAACAATTTAAAATTGCTCCAGATTCGGGGTCTCTATATAGGGATGGATTGTTTTCAATTGGTATTAAATTCATTTTATACTGTAGCTATTGCTCTAAAATCTTTTATTTGAGGCACGTAAGAGGAGTTAGTTCCTGTCATTAAAATTTTAATTTGAAATCCTTGGAATTGTGGTAGATCCTTAGCATTAAATTCATAAGATAGGAATTCACCAATAGAGTTGGAAGATGGAACATTTGTATCTGGTAACCCATTATTATTAGAAGAATTTATTACATTTTGATTCACATCTAAATTTGTATAACCTGGGAATAATTCCCATAAAGGACTTGAATTTTGGTCAGACCTAAACAGTCTAAACAACACTCTTATATCATTTGTAGAATGTCTGTAAGCATCAAACATAACTTTAAGGTTGTCGGAAGATCTTTCCAAATTAACGATTTTACTTAGATAGACTGCCGCTGTTGGATCTGATCTTGATGTATTAATTCTAAAATCATTAACATAGTTAGTTACTTTAGAATTAATTCTATTTGCAATAGAAATCAAATTTACCCTATCTAAATCTATGACAGGAGACACTAAAGGATTATTAGTTGTCATATCCACTTCCAAAGTAAATGACTTGAATCCTGGGAAATTAGACAAGTAAGTAGTCTCATTTACTTTTGAAGCAATAATTCTTGGAGATTCGAAATAAGTCGTTTCATTTAAAGATACAGTTTGAAATCCTTGATCCACAAATGCTATTAAATTTGAATCTGGTGTAGATCCAGAAAAAGTTCTTGCTCTAGCTGAAAGGCTTGTTCCTGTTGGCAATATACTTTGAATACTCGGTCTAATTGCATTAAACGGAATATTTTGAGTTGCTTTTGGGCCTCTGGGTGATCCGGCAAGAGGAACAATATCGTAAGAACCACAAGATTTACTAGAGGAGAAGTGTAATTCTGGGAATGAATTTACATTTAAAGAAGCTCTATCGGTAATTGCCACTCCAGCAATTCCACCTTGAGGTATCTTTATATAATAATAATCTAAATCATTTGGATATTTAGATTGATCTGCATCAGCTAGGCTATGAGTCTTATTTATT